GAAAAGATTTCAGGCTGGATTGAAGAAGAAGATCATTTAAGAAGAAGTTTTGTGCCCGACTTAATGCCAAGACAAACAGGCATTCGAGGCATTCCAACTTTTATGGGAATTGATCTTGGGTTAACTGGTAATGGTACTGCAATTACTATTTCAGCTGTTAACCAGGAGCGGCAGATCGAACTTTGGTATGCCAAGGTAATTTATCCGAGTACTGCTACAGTTGATCCTATTTATGAGGATTGTGTAGAAAATGTTGATATGCTTGACTTCGATGCAATGTCTGATTGGATCGAAGAGCTTGTCCATAAATTTAATGTACAGCAAGGAATTTTTGATCAGTGGAATGGGGGCCCGTTATTGCAAGCCCTCAAAAAGAAAAAAATAACCAATTTAGAGTGTCTTAGTATAACCCGTGATTTAAAAGCAAAGATGTTTCAGAATTTCAAACTAATGATGTTAGATAAGCGTCTTAGGTTATTTGATCTTCATAAAAAAGATGACGGTGAAGATGGCGTACTATTTAAAGAGCTTATGCGTCTTCAAAAGCGAGCATACTCAAATTATCTTGTAGTTGTTAATAAACCAGATATCACAGGATTTCAGGATGACCTTTCAGATGCTTTAGTGCGAAGTGTTTGGGCAGCTACTCAGAATTTAGATCGGGCTAGTAAGATCGCAAAATCAATTGAGAATCGATCAACTCGCCCGCCTAATTATGCTCATATGCAAAGACGATATGAGCTGCGAAAAAGGCATTCAGGTTTGAATAGAGGAGGTGGTCGCAAAAGAGGTGCAAGATAGGCAGGTGAATTTGCCTTTTGTTTTAGTATTTAATTCACCTTTTGTAACATAATTAAAATTAAAATTTATATATTAGAGTGTTTGAGGAATAACTCTTGAGCGAAGTCAAAAAGATTATTGATCGCATTGAAGGTGAGCGCTCTAAAATAAAAGTTGATTTAATAAATCTTACAAAACATTTTGAGCGTCTTGGCGACATAATGCAGAAACTTGAAAAAAGACCATCATACTTACGTTGCAAAGCAAATATGCGAACATTAAATGCGATGATTCGAGGTTTATCTACTCTTAGTTTTGGAATGATCTTGCAGGATGAACAAGATGCCTTAGCTAAGAGAGAAGAGATTGAAGCACAAACGCGCGCAAAAGCCTCAAAAGAGCAGAGAGAAAAAAGAGTCGCTAAAAGAGAAGAGAAAGCTAAGAGTACATTGGCCGATTCTAAAGAAACCAATAGTTCTCCTGAAGCCCAATAAGGTTTAGCATATGGCAAAGAAGAAGAAAAAGGCCGCAGCGAAGAAGGTTTCAAAGAAGGCTGCAGCAGACGCTCCTATAGATACTAAGCCTGTTGCTGAATTCAGACCGAGAATTACTCGAGGTAAGAATGGCAACAAGGCTGAAGTAGAAAAGCTACATAAAATTGCCGGCCGCATCAGTAAAAGAGCCGCAGCTGATATTTCTACGAGCGGAAATTTTTCATTTTATTCTCCTCAGCTCTCAACTGATTACCTTGAACTGCCAAGATCTCTACAAGAGAAACGAGAGTTCTTTCGGCATTTTTATCATAGTGATGAAATTGTTGGTCGTGCAATAGATCTTCATACTGAATTGCCCCTTTCTAAAGTTCGGCTGACTTTGCCCAAAGGCACGAATGACCATAAAAAAGCCGAAAAAGTTTTGGCTTTCTTTCAGCAAATGGTCGACCGTAATAAGCTATTTCAAATTTTATTAAGTGCTGCCCATGAATATTGGCTTCAAGGGAATTGTTTTATCTTTGCTGAAGACGGTGAAGGGCTTGAAACTAATTTTGATCCAAACTCTCTTGAGATAGATGACTTTTTACAAGATGAAGATACTCTTAAAGAGAAAAGAGAAAGAGCAAATAAAGCTTTTGGTCAAGCAAACCCGCATTATCGCGGTTGGGAAAGGTTAACTATCTTACCACCCGATAATATTATGATTCGTTCTTATTCTTTTACTGATATCAAGTCGATTGAATTAGTTCCGAGTGGTAATGAAAAGGCAATTTATTCTAGAGCCTTACAGGGAGATCCTGGAGCCGAGCAAATTGTAAACCAATTTCCAGATGAAGTTATAAATGCTCTGAATTCCGGCTCTAACATTTTTCTTGATTCCGATCCTTATTCGGGTTCATTTTGTTATCACCTAGCTAGACGGCGTTCATGGTATGAAGATTTAGGGTCTTCAATTTTAGAAAGATGTTTAAGAACGTTAGTTTATCGTGATAAATTGAGGCAAGCTCAATCATTGATCACCGATCGTCATATGACTCCTATTCATCTAGTTTGGGCTGAAAATTTAAGTGAGGATGATGTTGAGAATTTGCGAGAACAGGTTGACATGTCCTTGCTTGATCCTGATTACAGTATTGTCACGAACTTTGAAGTGCATTGGACCGATATTGGTGCTCAAGAACGCATTCTAGAACTTTCTACCGAATATGAGCATAATGAGAACTTATTATTTGCAGGTTTAGGAGTTACGCGAGAACTTTTAACAGGAGAAGGTACTTATGGTGGTAATCGTATCACCTTAGAAATTATGAATACGCAGTACCTCTTATTTAGAGAAATCTTGCAAGAGTATGTTGAGCAATACCTTTTCAAGCCAGTAGCTCTTAAAAAGCATTTTATAGAAATTGACGCTTATGGTAATGAGATCCTTCTTTATCCAAAATTAAGCTTTACACGTCTCGCCATTTACGGCAACACCGAGTATTTCGAGCAGATCTTTTCACTCTACCAAAAAGGTTCAGTATCTATTGATTATGTACTTGAGTTGCTCAATATCGATGCTGAAGATTCTAATGAGAAGGTTAAGAGAGACTTATTTACTATTGCTGATTCTAAATTTAATCAAGTAATTGATGGAATTTATACAACTGTAGCGACGCGATTGGCAGATGAGACGAATGTCGGTGGTAAGTTGATGAAATATCTGAATCTTAAGCCAGCTCCTGCTGGGGGTATTGAAGAAGGCGCTGAGGGAACTGAAGAGGCTGAAGCAGGAGCCGGGGCTGTAGAAGAGATGATTGAAGAGTCGAGGTTCTAATGCCTAAAGGTGAAGGTCAAGAAGGCAAGAAGCGAGGTCCTTATAAAAAAGATAAGGATGACGTTGAAATTCGGAGGCATAAGGCCCCTCATGGTAGAAAACCGCCTCGTGTAGATATGCATAAACTTATTGTTCCGGAAGAAGATCCTGATTTAATCAGCGATACTTATAAGCCTAAAAAGAAGTCCGAGGATCAGGTAGATCGTGTAATTTCACAATTTAAAGATCAAGAACTCGAAAAGATGGCTCAAGATATTTATGCACATGCTTTAGAAAACCATGAAACTATTTGGACAGATGCATATAAACGTTATCCAGATTCTAATGGCAGCCAAGCATTGCCCGCATCTGAGTTCATTCTTGGTCTTCTTGGTGAACTTTACTCACAAGAGCATAGTTTTGATGTTTGGGCTCAAATTCGTTCAAAACTTTTCAGTAAAGTACATGCCGGGTTGACCTAAAGCTCTTCGATCTTCCTGCCTTGTTATAATAATCCACTAATAGATTATCAAATGATGATAATATCATTTCCATTTTTGGATTTTGAGAAAAGTGGCAAATACGAAACTAGAACTACGAGAAGAAGATGAGGTTTCTTCTTGGTCATATGATGCTAGATTTGAACCGACCGAGAATGTAGATCTTCCTTCGATTGATGATTATGAAGATTTTGATCTGATTTCGGCTTATGATTTTGAATATTGGCGTAGAAATCCATGGGGTTATATCGATAAGGCTTATCTTTGTGAGACAGATTTCAAGCGAATTGTTTCGAAAGCTTTAGATTTAAGAGATGAAGAGACTTATTCTTGTAACCCAGATGCTGCTAACTCATCTGCACTTGAATTAGCAATCTGGAGTATGGATGATGCCGCTTATCAATCAAAGATCCATCCAAATGTTTTCAAAGAGATGCTTGTAGCAATGGAAGATCCAAAATTTAAGAAAGTTTCAAAAGAGCTACAAGCACGTGATCTTAATAAACTTTATGCAGTTGAGAAACTGCTTAAATTAGCTCAAGAATTAAAAGACCTTTCTTTTGAGGAGATCTCGTAAGATGAATAAGGCTACAGCTGAGAGGATGATGACACGGCTGATGCGGATTGCCGGTGAGGTACACAAAGAGAATCCAGACCTCGCGAAGCGTATCAAGAGAGTTGCCGAATGGTTAGAAGGGGATGCTGACGAATCGCGCTTCATGAAGAACTTTGACTTCGATGGCACCTATGAAGGTGATGCTGATGAAAGTCGTTACATGAAGATGTACGATGATGTCAAAGATCTTCCTGCTCGGGATTCTGAGGTGCAGAAGAGAGTTGAGCCTCCCGTCAAGGATTTGAACACTGACAAAAAGTGGAAGAATCCACATGAGGGGCAGGGTCCAGTTGATTATCACTGGGCTAAGGCACTTAAAGTCGCCTCGGCGCGCCTTGACAATCTTGCTGAGCAGGTCGAACCGCATGATGCAGATCTTGCTCTCCGCATTGATCAGATTTCAGATGCGATTGATGTCGAGCGTGAGCGTGTAGCAGCCGCCTTAAAAGAAAAAGAAGAAAAGTAAGCGTTGCTTGCCTTTACAAGTAACGTTGGCGGTGGAGACTAAGTATATGCCCTATCCTAACGAACACGCAGCTCGGCTAAAAGAACCAGATCAATACGAAGACTGGGCGCGACAAAACGATCGCTTCGGCAAAGGTGTTGACGCAATCTGGGGAATCAAGCGAGGCAAACCTCAATTACAAGCTCTGAGATTCGATAAAGAGACTTTTACCGCAGCCGAAGCAAAGAAATGGCTCAAATCGCACAATTACGATCCGATCTTGTTCGAAGCTGCTGAAGGTGAAGAGAAATCGAAGAAGAAAAAGAAGACCAAGAAAAAGAAGTCTGCAGGCGCACTCTACCCATCTCTTGTCGCTCCTGAAGACTTCAGGCCTGGAGATGTTGTTCGAAAGATCTTTGGTGATTTCAGAGTAACTGAATACACCGGAATCATTCTTGCAGTACATCCAACTACGCAGACGGTTGATGTTAGATGGCCGTATGGGATAGGGTTCGAAAATCCGCAAGATCTTGTTCGAGTAAATCCATTCTTTGAGCCCCCGACAGTTGTGATTGACGGTGAGGGCTATTACACGACTTGGGATGCTGAAAGGTGGAACAGCAAGACAGATGTTCCGTCAAAGGGAGTGTCAGGAAGATCTCCTCTTTATCATGATACCCGAGATATAATTGATGATATAATTAAGAACGCAGCCACCACGACTAATGCTCTGCCCTCATACACCTTTACATCTAATGTGGATAACAACACAATTTATGTAAACAGTGCAGGCAGTGTAACATTAACTGAAGGGTCTTATACTTCTGTGGATAATGCAATTGAAGTAACTTTAGATAATGAAATACCGGATGAACTTAAAGCTGCTCGAATTGCTGATCGTTATGTTCGAAGAGCATTTAACGTTTTGTTAAGAGCCGCTTCACATCCATATAATGCTGGCTTAAATGACTTACAGACATATAGTTTACTTTACAGGAAGTTCGGCCAGCACTATTCAGAACCCTCAATCCGCAAAGTAGTCTCTTATCTGTATGGTGAACCTCATACATATGCAGTTGAAGATTTTGATCGCGTAATTCAAGCAGCAGTCGTCGCGGCTCAAGAAAAGGATAAGAAATTATTAAAAGAAATGTTCTTGGCCGTTGTAGGCGCAACGCAAGGGGATACAGGTAAAAGCCTAAATGATCTACTTGACTTTTCAATCGAAACTCCGCATGCTAAAGAGATTTACAATAATTTTAGGCATGCCGTGCGTAGAGGCGGGGGCAGGTTAGATCTTTTACCAACACCTAGTGCAAGATTTGCTTCTCAAGAGAAGCAAAGTGATGAGGTAACAAATCTCGACAATATGCAATGGACCGTAATTACTTTACCAGCTTTGAGTGAACAAGCCTTCCAGCAGCTCTTTGATGTTGAAGAGGATTTAGTTAATATCGCTGAGATGTCCGAAACACCTTTCACTGAAGCTGCGCAAAAGTTGAGTCCTGAAATTGCAAAGCTTTGGGCGGATCTTACATATCTAGAAGATAAGACAGCTGTCGAGTTTAATCAACCTCTAAAAGATCTGGCGGGTAGCGGTAAAATTCGCGAAGCTTTTAATCAACTTAAAGCTCTCAAGAGTTAGATATGAGCTGCATTCTAGGAAGAGAATTTAATTTTAAATCAACAGTTGAGGGTGAAGTCTATACTTTCGTAGTTGTATGGCAAGAAGTCGAAGACAAAGTGTATGTAAAGAGTATTGAGACACCTCGAGGCCATGCTGGATTTGCTATACCTATTCCAGAGCAAGTCGTGAAAGATATGTATATCGCCACTCAAATGGTTAGAGCAGATACTTTTGCTGATCACTACACTGGAGTACCTCAGATAACAGGGCATGGTGGATCAGGATTTATCTGTATGAGTTAAAAGGTACGTTATGGGCAATTTGCATATTAGTTTAGGTGAAAATGTTCAAGATCTTATAGAGCTTTATTGGGAAGCCGGTGATAGCACTATAGATCACTTTAAAGTATACCATTCTGTCGCTGTTGGTGGTCCTTTTACTTTATGGGATCCGCATATACCTAATTATCCTTCTCGTTGGGTTCAGCGGATGGCCGTCGCATTTAATGTGTCGCGAGTAGCCCTTGGTATTAATCAGAATGTGCCCCATCACTTTAGAATTACTGAAGTTGATAAGGCAGGAGTCGAAAGCCTTTTAGCTAACTCACCAACGCGTGCTGTGCCGGCTCCTGGGTCTCCTCGATTTCAGTTTGATGCTAATATTACCGTAGCTGCCTATCCGACTAATCCTCAGTTTAATTTTGGTTTTTCAGCCACCTCTTTCTTGATTGTCAATAAAGGGGGTGGGGGCGAAATCGAATATAGCTTTGACGGTGTAGCAACTCATGGTAAACTTGGAACTGCGGGTGCACCAGATAATGGTAAGGTATTTGACTTTAGAAGAGCGCGAAAAATTTGGTGTAAGCATACAGGATCGGCGCAAATGGTAAGAGTTGAGGCTTGGGTAAATCGTTAAATAAAGCTTTTAAGCTAAATTAGATCTGCGCGGTTATATCCGCGCTTTTTTAGTGTAAGAATTAGATGATCAAATCTATTATCTTTTTAAAGAAAGGTATTAATGCTTGCACACATTACCGTGTTGATATACCTGCTAAATTTTTAACTCAGCTTAACTTTAATGTAAGAATAAAAGAAACTATTCAAGCAGAGGATTTAAATGATATAGATAAGACTATATTTGTTTTTGGGCGCGCTGCTTCATATGATGAGTTAAATCTTTTCAGAGAAATCAAACATAGGGGAGCTACTGTAGTTTATGAATTAGATGATAATCTCTTAGACTTGCCTTCAGGTAACCCTGCAACTATTTTCTATCTAAGCAAACAAGGATATATTAGATCTTTTATCCGTGAAGCTAATCATGTTATTGTCACAAATGAAGCGCTTAAGAAAGTCTTGCAGAACTATAATCGGCAGATCTCGTGTGTCGATAATTATCTAGATCTTGACTATGCGCGTATTGAATGCTCACCTAATCTTTTTGATAAACATTCAAAAAGATTAGATGCTTCTATCTTTGACGGGCGTTTTGTTATACTTTGGGCTGGAAGTATAACGCATAGAGATGACTTAAGAGTTTTGAGTAAACCGCTTTTAGCCTTTTTGCATAAATATCCAGAAGCTTTGCTAGTCGCTGTTCACTCATTAAACAAAGAGTTGCTTGTGCATATCTCGAATGAGCAGCTTTGTTTAGTCTCTGCTGTGCCCCCTACGCAATACCTTAATTTACTTTCGAAGTTGTCTGCAGATGTCGGATTAGCTCCTTTATGCAGGCATCCTTTTAATGAGTGTAAGAGTAGACTTCGAGTTATTGAGTATATGGCTTCAAGCATCATCCCCCTTGCAAGCAATTTAGGACCGTATAGAGAAATTCTAGAAGGGACACCTTTTGCTGACTTGCTTTGTTCGGTGGGCTGGTACGAAAAGTTAGAGTGGTTAAAGAATGAAGTAAACCTAGAAGTTCTAAAAGAGCATTTGTCTCAGTTTTGCCGAGAACGTTTTATTATTCAGAACTCTAACTGGGCAGATGTCTTTATAAATCTCACCTAAAGACAATAATCCATTAATATTTTCTAAGTTTAAATTGATTCTACTGTGTCCATTGAATTTGTTCAAGAGGATGAGATGGCATTTTTAAAAGTCGCAAACGCGGTTGTTGTACGTAACTTAAAAGACTGGGAAGAATGGGGTGGTGAGTCTTTATTTCATACAAAGACTGCTCAAAAAGAGATTGTCTCAAAATATGAACCAGACAAATATCTTTTAACACATTGCACAATTATCGCTAGTGTAGATGTTGAAAAGGATAACCCTCATTTTATCACTCCCGAAACTACACGTTTTGTGAACAACAATTATGACGCTTGGGAAAGAGATCTGCTCTTAGGTTGCTATAAAACATTCATTGGTGCAAACAATTATGTAGAGCATGTGCAGGTTGAAGATTTAGCAAAAGGCAAAGTGATTGATGCTGTTGCGCGAGAAGTTATCTTTCCTTCAAAGACTGCAAACGAGCGTGAGGCAAAATCGATCTATGTTGACATTTTAGTCGCCACTGATCGAAAACATAAAAAACTTGTTAAAGATATCGAAGAAGAAAGAACAAATAAACTTTCAATGGGTTGTGCTGTTGCCTTTACGATTTGTTCTAAATGTGGTAATAAGGCAGAAGATACAGTACAGCTGTGCCGGCATATTAAATATGAAAAGGGAAATAAGTTTTTAGATGATAGCGGGGTTGAGCGCATTGTTGCTGAACTTTGTGGTCATAAAGATGATCCTGAAAGTGTAAAGTTTATTGATGCAAGTTGGGTGGAGAATCCAGCTTTTACAGGCGCCGTTCTAAATAAGATCTTAATACCTGAAGGTGATAGTTCTGTACAAGCAAAATTAAAGTCTGCTTTTGAGGTGGGCGCAATTACAGGTATTGAGTCATTACATCTCAAGAAAGTTGCCGGTACTAACTTTTATAAGGTCGCACAACCTGAAGATGAACCAGAGCCTGAGCTTGAAGAGGCGGCACCTGAAGAAGAGGTCGCACCTGAAGAAGAGGTCGCACCTGAAGAGCTTGCACCTGAAGAAGAAGCAATAGAAGAAGTTGAAACACCTGATGAGCTAACTGAGATTTCGGATGAGATGACCTTTGGTGAAGTCAAAGATATTATCAAAAAGAAGTTAAAAGAAAAAGCCAAGCATGAAATTAAAGAAGAGCTTCTTAGAGAGCTTGAAGAAGAGTTTTCAGAAAGTGAACGCTCCGAAGAATATTTTGAAGAAGAAGGGCACACACGAGATACATTAGTTTCTTCTTCAGAGCTAAATACTGTTAAACAAGGCATTCATTATGATGAGAAAATGCCTTTCGATCAATTAGGCTACATTACTGCCAAGACACGTGAAGAAGCGATCAGTAAATTGTCTACAGTACCCCGCAAAAAGTTTGCTGATTTGTTTTCTAAGTATTTTAGAAGCAGAGAAGGTGCTGAAGATATACACACTGCTATAAAGATTTTAGCACTTGCTTCACCGAATTCCTGGGAACGTTTAGCAAAGTCGAAAATTTCGGGTAAAGGTGCTGTTCTTCTATCTGCTTTCCTTGATTCTCTAATTAAAGCGAATTACGATCAGCGAATTTATATGGCTGCTTTAAATTCTAGTAAGTTTAAGCATAGAGATACATTTAAAGCATATTTAAAACGTCTTTTCGGTCGCGAGCTCGAAGCAACTGAACTAAAGAAGGTTGTTCAAGAAGTGGAACGATTCAATCTTTTTAGTTAATAATCCATTAATAGTCGAGAACATGATGATTGGTAACGAAATATTATTTCAAAAGTAATATTTCACTAATTTCGAAAAGTTCATTAATTAAGAGATCATCTTATAGAGGAGTTTAACTATGCGCAAGCGACTTACTCAAAGGAAAAAAGAAGCAGATCAGAAAAAGACTGCTGAACTAACTGATCCGAATCAGTTAGGGAGAGAGGATCGCGTGAATCCGCCCTTGTCCAAGTATGAAACTCACAAGTTTGTTGAGAATCATCCTCTTCCAGATCTGAAACATGATTGGCAGAAGGACAAGAGGAATGAAGTGGGCCTTCCAGCACCTATGAAAGAGGCTGCTGTGCGCCAAGCTCGTCAAGAGCGTGATAGGCTAGAAAAAGAAACTAAGAAGAAGGCTGAAGCTTGCCTCAAGATTGCTGAGATGATCCTGCCAGAAGGTGATGTGAATGTTCAAGAAGATCAGGCAGTTGATCTTATGGATCTTCCGACTGATGCTATTGTCAACACATTGCGCAGAAAGTATGAACTCCTCGAAAATATAGAAGCAGCCGCCAAGGAAGCAACCGAAGACAAGGAAGCAACCGAGGAGCAGACAGAAGAGACAAAAGAAGCTTTCGGTGAAGAAGCTACAGATGCTGAGCTGAAAGAAGAAGAGACGAAGGAAGTCGAAGCAGAAGAGAAGTGTGCAGAAGAAGATGAGATTGAGATGTCGGCTGCAGAAGAAGATGAGATCTTAGATCGTATCTTCACAAAAGAGACTTCCGAGAAGAAAGAAGTAAAGAAGGAAGGCGCAAAGAAGCTTGGAAATGTGAAGAAAGCGAGCGTCGATAATGATCTTTCAAAGCTTTGGAAGTCAGATCCTGACGTATCCAACGCTTTCGGAATTTAGTTAGATACTTGTAGTTCTTTGGTAGAAGCATTCGGGAGGTGATCATGACGGTCAGTATTCAGGGTGCTGATTACGGGCTTAGAATCCTGTACATCGGCCACCGGAACACCCTCGGCTTCTTGGACGCGAATGGCTTTTCTAAAGTCAATTTCGTGGCTGGGACTACAATCAACTCCACTCTTTCGACCTCAACTCCCAAGGGCGTGCTCGCGGGTAGTGTTGCGGTTGTGAAGGGTTCGGATTTGATTGGAAATCCCACTCCGGCAGCTTCACCGGAGCCAGCTGAGCAGCCGCTGGGATTGTTCATCAACGACGCAGCTGGATACGCATTCCAGTCCACATCAGCTGCGGCATCAGGCAGGGCGCCTTACGTGGACAGCATGGGTACACATGAGGTAAGGTACTACGAGACCAACGAGCGGGATCAGTACGGTGTGCACACGGCTACGTTGCTCACTTACACCGCAGGCGATCCGCTGTATTGTGACAGCAGATCGGGTCTTTTGACAAACGTAGCACCAGATGATCTTTCAACGGCGCCTCCTACGGTGACCAATGGGATCATTGCAGTGGCTTGGAATTGTCCGATCGCGATTCTGACTCGGCCGCCAACCACAGCTGACACCTCGATGAGAATCGCTTTAAGAGTCTAAGGAGGACTAAAATGAGTGATCAAGGCCATGGTGAAGTCCTCAGCAATGAGGCTAAAAGCCAGATCATCGGGGACCTGATCAAGACCGCCGCAGGGCGGCAGAAGTTGGCAGCCTCGATGATTCAGCCGCTGAGAGCTCGTCGTGACTACACGAGCATCGGCAGAAAGACCTTCCTGGTTGAGCAGTTGCCTGATGGCGCACTGCCCATCTATGACAGAGACCCGGATGCGGTCGCTTATGTCATTGGTGAGGAAGGTGAAAACGTGCTGGCTATTCAGAAGCCGCGCAGAGTCATCTTTCCGCTCTTCGAGATCGCGTCGAATCCTGAGATTCCGCTCACACAGGTGAAGGAAAGACGGTACGACCTGATCGAAAGAGCACAGGACCTGGCGAAGAGTGAAGTCCAGGCGGAAGAAGACACGAGAGTCTTCGCAGTAATGGACGCCATCCAGGCGGTCGGCTTTGGCGGTCTTCCGCCCAATCCTGACATCCCGGTGGCAGCTCCTATCACAGGTGATGTACTCGCCGACGCATTTGCGACGATTGAGCGTCATGACCTGAGAGTTGCGAGACTGTTCTTCAACGCCAAGGACTACACCGACGTGAGGAAGTTTGGCCGTGATATCCTTGATATCGAGAGCCAGGCAACCTTACTGAAGACAGGCCTGATGGCGAACCTTTGGGGCGCACAGCTGATGGTCAGCAGAATCGTGCCCGTGGGTAAGGTATATGTTTGTGCCGAACCTGAGTTCTTCGGCCGCATTCCGGTGCGTACGGAACTCACAGTGCTCAGTGCAGACGATCCGAAGGCCCGCACGATTGGGTTCAGCATCTTTGAGAACCTGGGCATTGGTGCTTACAACCCGTTCGCTCTCACAAGGCTCGACGTCAGCAGGTAGTCAAGCCTAAAGCAGGCAAACTAAGAAGACCGCTTTAATCGGCGGTCTTCTTTTTTGGTTATATATTCAGGTAGCAATTCATTCGAGTATTGTAAAATATGTAGGCTTTCCGAACAGATGAATGAACCTGCATTCAAGATTTAGAGTACGCAAGCAACCTAATCTTCGCGATTGGCGTAAGTTTTTAAATAAGCAAAAGTACTCTGAGTGCCAACTTGTTACCGCTATTAATGCTCGTTATTGGTTAACCGGAAAAATTCTTGGTCAAGATACTCAACACTATGAAAAGTTAGTTGATCTAGTAGGTGCTCGTCATGGTGCTGCAATAAGTGTTCACCGAGCTTGGAAGCGTTTTGGTATTGATGTTGCTCAAGAATATAATTACGTTTTTGGCATTGAAGCAGATATGCTTCCTCTTGAGTTAACTGTTTGGCATAAAGCTTATGGCTATCATTCTGTGCTTATAATTGATCGAGAAGCTAGATCTGGAGCTGTTCGTATTGCAAATTTTAGTAAAGCAACAAGTATGTATGGTTGGATCTTTTGGGAAGATCTTCAGCATTTCTTGCAAAAATCTCTAGGCCGCCGAAGTTGGCGTGCCCGAAAGTTCAAATTAGTAAAAGGATAAGCTATGCAGGAAAACATATGCCCTTATCCGCATGGTGGATTTTTGGAAGGTCCACACCCATGCAGAAAGTGTGGCAAAGAGTTCATTCCAAATTGTTTTCCGCATTATGGTCTTTGTGAAGAATGTTTACCTTCAACTGAGCCTTCACCTTGTCCAAGATGCAAAAGCACTAATATTGAAAATTACATAGATGTTAGTACCTGTTTTTGTCGATGTCTTGACTGTGGCGTGAGTACTCTTAAGTTCTATTATACCCATACAAGTCAGGGAGTATATGCGTGGAACAGAGGAGAAGTTTATAAAAAACCAACGTAAGTTAGTAGAAAGTGAAAAAAGAGAGAGAATGGCAGCTCCTTATAAAACAGTTGATAAGATCATTGCAATCATAAAGAACCATGTTCCGAAAGAAAACATTCCGCACCTTTTAGCAGATCTTGCACAAACTCTCACCGAATCTAAAAATCAATCGTATAATGAGACAATATCTCGTATAATAAGACGCTTTAGTGAGTAAGCATAATGGTTAGAATCCATTGGCCCGAACCTGGTTGGCCTCCTGAGAAACATGAGTGTATGTGTGATGAGCGCGATTACCAAATCATTGAGAATGGGAAGCAATATTACCTCCCTCAAGGTTTCCCATGTCAAAATACAGCAACCCACTGCTTAATTAGCAAGAATACCTATACCTTTTACTGTGAAAGGCATGCGGCGCAAATCTCAGAAGATGCGGGAGAACTTGTAGAATTACCCGATTCAACTTTTAGAGTGGAGAAGGATGATCAAAAAGAACATTAATCCAGATGCTTATATGTCACGACCAATTGAGAATCTTGTCTTTTGGTGTGCGAAGCTTGTTGAGAGAATTACTAAAGCGTCTGAGATGTTAGAAGAGCAACCTGAATTAGAAGAGAATCCTGAATTCCAGAAACTTTCAGATACTGATAGTCAGATGATTCCAGCATATCTTGCAGCTCTTAAACTTCGTGCACAAGAGGTAGTCGAATACGCTGCTAAATTTGGAGTTCTATGCACTGAAGAAGATGTGCGCGAAAATCCATTTTTAATTGCTGCTGGTCTAATGCATCACATTGGGGCTTTAAACTTTGAGGAAGATGAAGATGACGACTGAGACGCAATGGCTTAGTTGTTTCGTTAAGAGATTTGTCCGTAAGAAAGACGCTGATGAAGTTGGGTGCTTTATCTGTCATGTTGAAATTCCAGTCGGCTCCGAATACACTTTTGCTGGTAAAGACTACTCCGATTTTAAAACATTCTGCCTAGAGTGCACTGAGCATATTTCAAGAGACTTTGTAATGCGGCTTTTTGAAGAATCTAGGAGCTGAAGATGGATCTTCAAGAACTTAAAGACTTTGAGCGAATCACCCGCAAACTCGACTGTAAAGAAACATATAAACCTAACACCTATATTTGTCTACGTTGTGGTTATTCATATGACAGTGGTTGTTCTGGTACTTATTCTTTTACAGCAAACTTTTGTGGGATTTGCTTGATTGAGGCACAAAATGAAAAGCAATAAATGCCCAACAGTTCTCACATTAGATGAGCAAATATCTGCAAGTTATCTTTTAGATCGCAAATTATTAAAAGACTTCAGGGAGGCAGTTAATAAATTTAGAAAGATCTATGATGAGCAAAAAAGAAAGCGTTCTTCGAGATCCGTATAAAGTTATTCGTAAAAGAGCTGACGGTTTGCATCCAGTAGGGAAACCTGGTGGGCATAATCTAGCGTTTTGCCCGACTCTTGAAAAAGCCCGTTTTGTCGCTGCAGCTTTAAATGCTTATTATCATTTCGGTTTTGATTTTGATACAGGGAGTTCTAGCTCTCAATGTAAATATGATAGGGGTGATTGTTCTCACCCAGAACGCCCCCATGTTATGAATTGTCATCAACAGAATTGCCCTTGGGAAGAACGCCGTAAAGATGAAGATTGGTGGTTTGGGCATCCTGGACGTTTTAACCAATTGTAAAATACATGTTTAGTTTTGAACGCCAAATAGAAAGGGACATGCATTATGACAAAGAAAAAAGCAAAAAAAGCTTCACCGAAGAAAGCAAACGATTCTAACTTTTATGGCATTTACTTAGGAGTTCCAGAAGGCACTGTTCGTGAGATTCATGTCGCTATTAATGATATTCTAAAGAGTGGCGCTGATCAAGCAACAATGCAAGAAGCTCTTAATGTTCTCCGCGATGCCGCGAAGATCGAAGAATGCACAATCTCAAATTGTTCAATAAATCTTTCGAACAAATAAGAGGGAAAGATGTGGACTTTAAAATCTCTGTTGCGTTCGGCCGAGCAAACTCAAGCAGAAATCAACGGTAAATGGGTACCTGCTCGTCCGTTAAATTGGAAATGCCGTAGCTTTCGTGAACGTCTTTGTGAAGCTTGGGCAGTATTTAAGGGCCGAGCAGAAGCATTTACTTGGCCAGAAGGACAATAGTTATGAAAGAGGATTTAACACTTATTCTATTAACTATTGCGATGTTTATTTTCGCTCTATGCCAAGCAGGTGAAAGATTTGTCCGCGGAGAAAGATTATATCCTACTAATGAAGACGAATTTATTTAACATTAAACCACGCAGGCGCCTTATTAATTATCTGCGTGAGAAGTATCCTGAATACATTTGGCAGTACGATTTTCATGGTCATGCATGGCGTGCATCTAAAGACGGGAAAGAAGTGGGGCATGTACGCCACGTTGCTGCTCTTGCACCTCGCTATGACGGAGATGATGATACATTTATAAGACAAACCTATTTCTACCGTGATGGTCAAACTCCGCTAAGGATTTGGTCATATGACTTATAATAAGATTTTAGCAACGATCGCAGTTATTGGTCTCTATGCCTTCCTCATATTTATCACTGTATTTCTAATCGTAGATCTAAACAGGAAGTTTGATAAGCTAGAAGAATCCCTTGGAGAGCTCAAGGTTTCTCTTGAGAAATTGTGTGTTACCATGGAAGAGGTGAATGAAAACACAAAGAAATTGGTCAAGCAGATGGAGAAGATGAATAAGAAACTAGAGAAGATCGATAAGCAATTAGAAGAAATGAATAAGAAGTTAGATGAAACAAATAAAGAACTTAGAAAGCGAGAAGGCCCATGAAACAGTTAAGATCTTTAGAAGAAATCGAAACTATGCTTTCTTGGTTAGAAGATAAAATAGCAAAGTGGGAAGAGCGCCAGAGTTTAGCAGGCATTGGCACTCGGATGGGTACCAGTCAGTGTAACCATAGCCGTATAGAGTATGCGAGCTGGTTAGCTCAGCGAGATTTTTTACTAAAATTAAAGCAGCGTGTTAGTGCTGTTACCTGCTCAGGAGTCCCTGATGAACAATGAATATCCCCCAAAACATACAACTCGAGAAGACGTTGAAAAATTAGCTCGAGACAATCCAATTATCTTTTCAGCTCTAAATGCTATGTATTCTGGGCATATCTCTTTTGAACAAGCAATGCTCGAGGCAGTTAAGTTGCTCGCAAAGCATAATGCTTATCTTGAGCAGACTGTTTTAAAACATGCTCTGGTGCTTGAACCTGTAAGTGTTCCATTGCAGGAGTCCTCGGATGAAAACAAAGGAAATTAAAGAAGGCGGCCCATACGAAGCCGTTCATGTAAAAGACCGCAATGAGCATCAAGTTGAAGTAACAATGCGGAACGAATCAGGCCATGAAATCATCTATCTTATCTATAAGAAACCTCTTTTCGAGAGGATGAAAGATCTAGAGAAAGAAGAAAAGAAAAAGCGTTGGATCGCTTCAAGCCGAGACTGTGAAATGTATCCGATAAAACGAGTAAAATCAAAAGATGAAGAGATGCTCGTAAAGATGCCTTTCCAGGAAGCTTTCCATTTGCGCAAAGCTCTGATAAAGGTAGTAGAACATATTGATAGCCCGCATATTCGAGTTCTTATTAAGTCTCTTGAATTAAAAGCAAGTGATTATGGTAGCGAGCCTTGTCTTGAGTGTGGGCAGAAGATGAAGGTAATAAATACAAGTCGTGCAAAGTATGCAACTTTTATTCTTTGGTCGTGCAATAATTGCGGTAATCAGCATTTGGAAAAGAAACATACTCCAAGTATGTATTAGAGGAAAGTGATGGCATCTTTTACATTTAAGAAGCTGAAAGAGAAATTCAAATCACTTCTACGGACTAATATCGTTGAGCATCGTGTTACTATAATAAATGATCAGGTGATCGAAGGCAATCTTACTCCAGATGAAGCAAAACAGCTTGTAAAAGAATCAGATGAGTTATTTGATGCTGCTTGCAAACGTATGGATGCCCTATTTGAAGACGTTAATCAGCGTTTAAATAGTATTCATTCTAAGTTCAGAAAATAACTTGTTTGTTTCCTTGTCGTTAACTTCCCTTGCTTTTTCTTGTATAATGTCATGTACTTACATTCTTTTGTTAGGAGAAAGTCATGAAAAAGGATGATCATATTAGTCGTGCCGCAGCACTCGAGAAGATCATCAATGATCGCGAAAAGCCTGAATCCGAACGTATGGAAGCAATGATCGAACATGCAAAGATTTGGTGTCCTAATGATGTAGAGAGGCACAAGCTCAGACTTACTTTGATGATTACTCTCGAAAAGCTCGATGTTCCTCAGAAGACAATCGAGCGCATTTTGACTGATGATGTGAACTAATGATTTTAGATCAATTAGTTGAGAAGAAAGATCTCTACATTTATCTCAAGTATCGTATACTTGAGCTACAGAAAGCTGAAGCAGACCTATTTGTAGCGATCAAAGAAGATGAATCATTAAATAAGACCAAAAAGCTACAACACGCTGTTTTGCGTCTTAAAGGAAGCATCCGCGAATTAAGAAGGCTTAAGGCTTCTCTAGAAACAGGACGGCTTAAAGAAGAATGTAAAAGGATGTGGAGACCAGACGATGAAATGGGTGAGGAAGGAAGGCATCAAGATTCCGATTAAATCTTGGTGTGAATCTATTGATATTGAAGCTGAAAAGCAAGCTGTAAATCTTGCTAATCTGCCATTTGCTTTTAAACACATTGCTCTTATGCCTGACTGTCATGGTGGGTATGGCATGCCTATTGGTGGCGTTCTCGCTACAAATGGGGTAGTTGTCCCCAATGCTGTAGGTGTTGATATTGGTTGTGGTATGGGTTTCTTTGAAACTAATATCGACGCAGATGAAGTTGTTACAGCGCCAGATGATTTTCTTCGTAAGTTCGTTCAGGAACTTAAAAGAAGCATTCCTGTTGGTTTTCATCATCATAAAATAGCCCAGAAGTGGGAAGGTTTTAACCGCGCCCCTCAAACTCCTCCAGTCAAGCAAGAGCTCGAATCAGCAAGATTTCAGTTAGGCACTCTTGGTGGAGGTAACCACTTTATTGAGTTACAGAGATCAGATACAGGCAAACTTTGCTTAATGGTGCATTCAGGGTCTCGTAACTTTGGTTATAAGATCGCTAAATATTATAATGCTCTTGCTCAGAAGCTTTGTAAACGCTGGTATTCTAACATCCCTGAATTTAAAGGTGAAGATGGTTTAGCCTTTCTTCCCATTGAAACACTTGAAGCCAAAGCCTATTTAGACTCGATGAATTATGCCTTAGACTTTGCTAAAGAGAGTCGTGCGCATATGATGAATACCTCTATAAACATCCTTAGTAAATTGCTGAAATCGGAGCTTTCTTTAGATCTTAGTTTGGGGCGCGAAGTTAACATTCATCATAACTTTGCAGCTTGGGAAAATCATTATGGTAAGAATGTCATTGTGCACCGTAAAGGAGCTACTCAGGCACGGAAAGATCAGTTTGGTATCATACCCGGTTCTATGGGAACATCCTCTTACATTGTGCGTGGGCTTGGCAATTCAGAATCGTTTGAATCATGCTCGCATGGAGCTGGAAGAAAATTAGCTCGCGGGAAAGCCAATAGAACTCTTACAATGACTGATGTTGAAAAGGCTATGGGTGATATCGTTTTTGAGATTGGAGTTGACCGTAAAGGTAACCCCGATCTTAGCGAAGCGCCGCAAGCGTATAAAGATATTGATGAGGTAATCGACGCTGAGAAAGATCTTGTCGAGGTAGTTACGAAATTGCAACCACTGGCTGTAATTAAAGGATAATTTGTATAATCAAGTTATCCTTTAGGAGCTAACATATGGATAATCCTTATGATTGGGGTTTAAAGCAGGAAGCGGCATTTCTTGATCGCAAACATCGTAATGAAAAACGAGAAGAGTTAAAGAGCTCTACCTTAGAGCTAGACTTGATTTCATTTGATAAGTTAACCCATTTGGCCGAAAATCCTGAGAAAGAACCAGATCCTGATAAACCTCTAACTAGGTTATCTCAAGCTCAAATAGATCGAGTTTTAACTGAGTTAAATGTTGCTTGTCATATGAATGATTCTATGGTCAGCTTACCTTTAGCTGAGTTGAGCCATCTTTTAAGAGCTTGGTTTCTTTGCCGTCTTATTAAACAAAGCACAGATTGGGATAACCTTTGTGAAGAAGACAAAGAGGTCAGCCCACTTAACAGTTTAAAAGCCATTTATAATCTTGTTAAGGATCGTGTTTGATGAAGGAGTTAGATATAACAATGAATGATTTCGACAAAGCTCAGGTGAAAGCTCTTGGGCGCGATATAGGTTATGGTAACATAATGAATCTTGCGAGCGAATGCTGGCGTGAATTTCTCGAAGCTTCAGGGCACCCTTCTGGGGGAGAATTTGTTCCAGGCCCTTGTAAGGCATCAACAGTACCCTGTGATTGTGGAGGTTCCTGTGACTGGTGCTGTGGTTCTGGATGGCTTACACTTAAAGTAAAAGAAGCAAAAGAAGCTTTAGGTGATAAAGAGCTACCTAAAAAGAAACAGCATGACATTACTGAGTTTGGTAATTATGATCCTCAAGTGTTTCAGCAGTTTTTAGATTCTAGTAGATCGTTTCATCTGTGCCATACTCAAGCCTCTTCTTGGGGTATAGCGCATGTGCGTAAAGCTTTAGTTAATTGGATTAAAGCATTTGAGAAATTAGAAGAAAGCAGAAAATGAATCGACGCGATTTGCAGCGGCTTGTTGTTAAACTTAATGTGCGTCTTAACAATCTTTTTACTGAACTACAAGAGAAGCATAGTTCTGAAAATATTCCTCTGCTTAAAGGCCAAATTTACGACACCCTTTGGAATTTACGAAGATTAAGTGGTCTTGAAGCAGGTAGCCCTTTTCTAGAGCATTTAATCACTCAAGAAGAGCATGAGCTTAGAAAAGAATTGTTGGAAGCAAAACCAAAGATCGGGGCTAGAAAGATTCGGTTCAAATGAAACTAGGGCATTTTCTTGAAATAATTACGTTAAACGATTTTCAGAAAGCTTACGGACGGCATCTGAACGCACTTCGATTTAATTTCGGTTTCCCTTTCTGTCCTAAATGCGATAGAAGAATAGCTGGCTGGCGAAGATTTCTTTTTTGGCGAAGAATCCATAATCGGAGGTGCCGGGAGAAATTTGGGCACCTTTTAAACGATTTTAGAAAGAAGAGCTAATGTCAGAAGAACTAAAGAAGAGAACTTGGTGTTGGATTATGCTTCCCGCTGATTATGAGATTCGTTGTGATCTTTGTAAAGGCGCTAACATTACTTGGTCTGAATATGAGAATCTGATTTGGTGTTATGACTGTGAAAAAGATACACCTGGAACTTCCGGTATTTTTGATGGGCCGATTATGGTTAATACGGTCCAACTAATGGGCATTTCTCTTGACCGTTTTGATTGTGTTAATGAACGAAGGCTTTATCTTCATCAGACTGATTCTGGTATTGATTGGAAACCAGAACCTCCAGAATAAGGATCTAACAACCTTGCGGGTCGTGGGAACCTCGACTCACGTTAAGAACGAGAGGAATGACTAGGTGGCTTTGACCGTTTGTCTCCTATCAGAGAAACGGTTGTGGGCAGATGAGCTCCCCACTCGTGTTAGCTTTGACACGACAAAACTTAGCTTGCTGAGCGCCGATCTCAGCACAATGATTCGGCCGGGGTGCTTGTTAATTCCTGATCGAACAGCTGGAATTGACTAGGTGTGCATTCCGAATAATGTACTACACTCGTAGATAGGTTGTTAGATCTTTTAAGAGGAAAGAGGTAAAGATGAAAGAAGAAGACATCTACAAACCTCAAAATATAAAAAGAACCGAAGAAGTTTTTTCACCTTCGAAGAAGTTCAAACTTGAGATCATTTACTATTTCACAAAAGAAGGTTGTTGGGAATATACTCGAGGTAAGCTATACCGTGTCTTAGACAATAAAATTATTGCCGATATCAAAAGAAATTATTCTACCTTCCACCATAGCTTCCAAACTAAAAACTCTCAAGAGTATCTAATCACCGGGCGCAGCTATATGGGGCAAACGATTGTCAATTTAGA